TAGATTGTATGGACCAGATAGATATATAATACAAGATGATAAAACATTAGTATTACATTTCTTAAAAGCAAGAAATGGTGATACACGTATGAGTTTTTTCAAAGCTGCTTTTGAAAAGATGGAGATACATGAAATGGACACACCACCTCAACAAGAAAGAAGATAATTATGATAAGTACTAAAATAAAATGTAATGTTATGACTCCAGCTGAACGCAAAAAAAGAGTTGCTAAACTCAGAGAAGAGCATGAAGATTTCTTTCAAAAGAATGGAATTATAAATGCTTTATATATACCTAAGATGGCTTACAGGCCAACAGGTAAAGATGATCTGCATGTATCATTCTTCCCAAGTGAATTAGAAAAGGGTAGAGATATTTACACAGAGTTTGTAAGTATTGAATATGAAACAGAAGATCCTAAAAGAACCTTGTATTTAATAAAAAATAATCCTCATTGGAAAGAGGAATATGAATTAATAACAAGTAGTTCTGGTTTTGAAAGGCATATTATTCCTGTATCTGAATTAAAAGTAATGAATGATGTTACTGATAGAGAAGAAAAGAAGATAGCATCTATTGATGACTTCACTATTCCTAATCCAGAAACAGAAAGAAATATGTTAGATGTGCTAAAAGGAATTGAAAGAGCACTATTAAGTATAAGTAAAAAATTAAAATAATTAAATATGGCACAGAGTGTATTAGTCATTGCTGACTCAGGGACTGGAAAGTCCACATCAATTAGGAACTTACTTCCTAAAGAAACTTTTATTATTAACATTGCTAACAAGCCTTTACCATTTAAGGGTTGGAAGAAGAATTACACAAACATTAGTAAAGAAAATCCAAAAGGTAATATGACTTCTGCTTCAACTGCACCTGGTATTATTAAGGCTATGCAGCATGTAAATGATAAGATGCCGCATATCAATACATTAGTTATTGATGACTGGCAATATATGTCCAGCTTTGAATATTTTGATAGAGCTAATGAAAAAGGTTATGATAAGTTTACTCAAATTGCAGCAAACTTAGCACAGGTTGCTAAGATGCCTAAAGATATGAGAGATGATCTGACTATATTTTTCTTAACTCATTCAGAAGAATCAACTGATATTAATGGACACAGAAAAGTAAAAGCAAAAACTGTAGGTAAAATGATAGATAATGCTTTAACTTTGGAAGGTTTGTTTTCTATTGTACTATTTGGTAGAGTAAAGAAAACAGAAGATGGCCTGGAATATGGCTTTGATACACAAAATAATGGAGAAAACACATGTAAATCTCCAATGGGTATGTTTGATGACCCGTTTATAAACAATGATCTACAACTTGTAAAAGATTGTATAATCAAATATGAAAACTAAATTAAGTAATTATGAGTGAATTAAATTTAAAAAGTAAAACTATGTTAAGTACAAAAGACATGTCTGCTGGAGGCGGACGCACAAAACCAGTATTGGGTCCAGGTAATCATGTAATTAGAATCAATTCTGTTACATTTGATAAAACACCTTATGATTCTGAAGCGTATAATATTATGCTACATGTTGAGACACAGCCAGTAGGTGGAGATTTTGAAGGTTTCTTCAAAGATATGGCTGATCAGTCTAAAGGTAGATATGAAGGTCAAGTAGGTAGAGTTAGATACAGTCCTTATCCTTTCAAAGATACTACACTTCCAAGTGGTAGAGAAATTGAAAGAGATCAAGAAGTTCTTAAATCTATGATATTTTTATCTGAACAATTAGGTAAGAGAGATGCTCTAGATTCTATTGAAGCTGGTACTATTGAAGATTTTATGGTTAAATGCAATGATGTATTTAAAAATGGTGACTTTTTCAATGCATGTATTGGTTCAAGAGAATGGGAAAATAAAGAAGGTTATGTAAATGATGATCTTTATTTACCTAGAATATCTAAAGATGGTGTACCTGTTGAAGGTGTTGATGTTGACACAACAAAATCAAGATTGATGACATTTGACAAAGCTACACATGTAAGAGCTTTAGTTAAAAAAACAGATCCAAACCAGACTAACATGAGCTTTGAAGCAAAAAGCGGTGGAGGTTCTGATTTTGAACTATAAATAATAGAGGGGGTGTAATGCCCCCTCATTTATTATGATAAGTACCAAGAATTTAAAACTGAATGAAAATGATATACCCAGCACATGGGTATTTGAATATTATCTAGATTTACCAGAAAGACTTAGCGGTCAGAATGTAAAGATAAAATCCATATTTAACCCAGGTGAAAGAACACCTAGTATGTGGATTTTTTTTGATCAAGTTAATAATCAGTATAAATACAAGGACTTTTCTACAGGTAATTACGGTAGTAAGATAGATTTAATAAAAGAAATATTTAATCTAGATTACTCTAAAGCAGTATTTAAGATTGTACAAGATTATAATAAGTTTACTTTAGATAAAGGTGTGTATAACCAGTCTGTATTTAAACAACAGGCAAAGTATAAAGTAGATTATTGTCATGAAAGATCATGGAATAAATTAGATCAAAGGTTTTGGTTATCATTTAATGTAGGTAAATCTATGTTAGATGAGTATAATGTAAAAGCTTTGGAATATTATAATATGTCTAAAGATGATGAGGACGGTGTAAAAACTCTTCAGATTAGCAATCCTAAACTATATGGATACTTTGATAAGGATGGTGAAGTATATAAAATATATCAACCAGGCCATAAGAAGTATAAATTTATAAAGGTGAAGGCTTATTTGCAGGGATTTGACCAACTTAGTTATAATCAACCCTATCTTGTTATATGTTCATCATTAAAAGATGCAATGTGTCTCAAACAGTTTGGTTATAACTTAGAAGTTATTGCTCCTGACTCAGAAAATACTGTAATAAAACCATATATAATTGAAAATTTAAAGAATAAGTACAAAAAAGTTATAACTTTGTTTGATAATGATGCAGCGGGTGTAAATGCAATTAATAAATACAAGAGTTTGTATGACATTGATGGATTTCATCTAACTTTAAGTAAAGATCTATCAGATGCTGTATGTGAATATGGTTTTGATAAAGTGCATCATGAGTTAAAAGAGTTATTAATTAAAACTTTAAAATCATGAAGTGGTTTATACCTGGGAATGTTCCTAGTAGTAAAAATGGAAGAAGATGGACTGGTAAATATTTTATATCTAGTAAAACAGTTATGAAGTATAGAAAAGATACAGCAAAGTATTATAAACAACATGCTGCGTCTTTTGTTAAAGAATTATCTAAACATGATCTTCCTGTAATAGTATCATTTAAATTTATAAGAGGTACCCGTCACAAGTTTGATTATATTAATCCTGCACAGACAGTGCAAGATGATATGGTCAAACATGGATGGATTGAGGATGATAATATGACATATATTATTCCAAGATTTGAAACCTATAAATATGATAAAGAAAATCCAGGTGTAGAAATTAAAATTTTAAAAAATGTGGGGAAGAAATCACAACAGAGAGCTAACTCTAGAAGAAAAAATAGCAATACAAAAACTTAAGGACATGAACGTAAGCTATTTTGAAATCTCATACTCAGGAGGTGGAGATGATGGCTGTATAGATGATCTTCAATGTTATGATCATAAAGAAGAAATTTTAAACATTGCAAACCGTAATAATATATTACAAGTTCTAGATGAATATTTTTATAACCTATTATCAGAAAATATTGAATGGGATTGGGTCAATAATGATGGAGGCTGGGGTTTATTAAGAGTTGATTTAGAAACAGGTGAGTCTACAATAGATCATACACAACGTGTAAGTGAAGATCATTCTTATGATTTAGATGAGTCAAATAAATTAGTAGAATTATTAAGTGGCTCATCCTAATATACATGCCAAGTCTTCTGTAAGGAAGTTTGGTGGTGTACCAGAGGATTACATGCATATACATAATTGGATGGATGAAACTAAAGCTTGGCTTGGTAGTCAAATGCACAGAATGTTTCGTCATCATAGTGAAGGTATATTTGAGTGTGAAAGAAAATTTGGTACAGAGTTTACTAATTCTGATGGTAAAACCGTGTATACAAGATATGTTGCAGAGCAGCATGTTAGAGAAGATTGTAATAACTACATACCTTCTGCAAAAGAATGGATAGATATTTTAAATAGTAAAAAAATGCCTGTATGGGCCTTAAAAACAATGAAAATTAATGACTAAAAAAGAATTTTTTTCAATCAGAGATTTATTAGTAACATCTAATGAAGAAGACTACAATGTAGGTATAGAAAACATTAAGAACATAAAACCAGGTAAAGTAAAACTTAGTTTATTTGCTAAGTCTTTAAGAGGTTATCAAAGAAAAAGATTTGAAGATTTTGTTGCACAAACATTTGGTTTTGAATTGGAAATAACAGAGTGGAATACAATGTTTGAAACAATTAAAAATGAGTGTAATGAAATAGATAAAGAAATTGTAGAGCACATAATTAATAAAGACTTAAGCATGCTTAAAGAGCACTACAGTTTTATAAAGAATTTTAAAATTAAATTAAAATGGTAAATGTTCAAGATAAACTTGCAAGAGCAAGTAAAACACTTATACTAAATGAGCCCTTTTACGGGCTCTTTTTAGTTGGTTTAAATAAAGTAATGCGTAATGACATACCTACAGCAGGAGTCAGTAAACATGGTATAGGTATTCAGTTATCTATTAACCCAGAATTTTTTTCTAATCTTAATGATAAGCATCAAATAGGATTATTAAAACATGAGTTGTTACATGTGTCTTTTGGTCATATGACAATGAGAGATAAATTTCAAGATCATAAGCTATTTAATATTGCTGCAGATATAGAGATTAATCAATATATAGATGATAGCTATTTACCAGAAGGTGGTCTAAAACTTGATACATTCCCAGAACTTAAATTACCTAAGAAAGCAGGTACTTCTAAATACTATGAATTATTACAACAGGCCAAACAAGATGGTGAGTGTCCTTCTTTAGATAATGTATTATCAGAGATGAATGGTGACAGTCAGTATGATCATATGACTTGGGATGAGTTTGATGAACTAACAGAAGCAGAAAAAAAGTTGGTACAAAAGCAAGTGGAGCATCAACTAAAAGAAACTGCAGAACAAACTGAGAAAAGACGTGGTAATATACCAGGTGAATTAGCAGATCTACTTCAAAGACTTAGACATATTGAGCCTGCAAAGTTTGATTGGAAAGGTTATTTAAGAAGA